ATCTTCGGTGACGTGACCGTAATGGACACTTTCATGCCACTCCTAGAAGAGGCTCTTGATGCATATCGTAAACAGCTCATTGCCATCCCTGGCTCCACTTTCATGACCATAGAACAGTGGCTTTCTTGTTGCTCATTACCAGGCTCCAAGAAAGACAAGATCCGTGCCGCCATTTCTCGCTATGGTGACACAACTGTTTTATTACCGTCCGACACTTGGTATTCATGCTTTATGAAAGATGAATTCTATAGTGAATATAAAGCTTTACGCGGCATATTCGGCCAATCCGACCGACTTAAAGGTATACTCGGTCCGGTTTTCACTACCATTGAAGACCATTTCTTTAAACAACGAAACTCCATCAAGCACTGCGATTGGGCAGATCTTCCCGCCTTGATAATCGAGAAAGTTTTTAGTATGGGTGCGCAGTACCGCGCCACCGACTACAGCTCTCTTGAGAAATCACACGGTGAGGAAATTTCCGACCTCATTGTTTTTGCTGTTTACAGACACCTTTGTCAGGCCAATGCGCATGCTCTCGCGTGCATTGAACTGGCCTACGACTCCCGCGCCCAGATGACGTTCAATTTCAACGGTTTCACCGTACGTAGCGACATGAAATTGTCCTCTGGTTGCCGCGACACTTCTTTAGCAAACTTCGTGCTGAATGATTTTATGTGTTTTCTCGTCGGATACCACCGAGGAATTCTTGAAAAACACGTGTGTGAAGGTGACGATGCCTTGCAATCAACACACGCGAAGACGAACGTAGCTTTAGATCAGGCAATCGTTCGTACCGTAGGTTTGGACCTCACTTTTGAAGTGAGTAATTCCCCTTTTAAACTTGACTTTTGTGGTCAGGCCATGGATGACATGGACCGTCAGCTTCTAACTGACCCGGCTAAAGTGCTCCTGCGCTTTGGCTGGTTGCCATCAAAATACGCCCACTGTAAAAGAAATACCAAACTTGCTCTATACCGCTCACGCGCTCTTTCGTTAATGCTTCTATACTCCTGCTGCCCCGTGGTAGCAGCTTTTGCGTCTCGCGTCATATTTTTGACGCGCGACGTGGATCATCGCAGAGTACGCCGCATGATAACTAATGTGTATCAACGCGAAAAATTTGATAAGATGGATTCCGCCTACAAGGCCTTGCTCAAAGCAGGACTTGCTTCGGGGGGATTCATCAAGGTTGCTCCAATTGGCGAAGGAACCAGGCAGTTGTTTTCTGACAAATACAACATGTCCGTTTCTCTTCAACACCAGCTGGAGCGTGACTTCCTGTCCATGTCGATAGGTAATATCAAATCACCTCGCTTTTCCGCATATTGTGATGTTCGCTCCTCCATTTGGCGCGATAATTCTGACGTGTACGTGAGACAGGCCGACGAACCCTTCGTAAGGCCTATGATCAAAGACCAGGCCCGGGTGGACCTGGTTCTTTCCTTAATTTCGAACCCGGAATTAATACCACTAATGAAACTACGTGGCCACTCTTGACTCGGTTAATGTCAAGGTGACTTTAGTAACTGGTTTCTTTACGTCTTCCACTAAAA